GTGATGTTGTCGATCAGCGAGCCGTTGTCGAAGACCTCGATCTGCAGCGTCGCATGCGCCGGCGTTGCGCCGATCGCGGCGAGCAAGGCGGTTGAAAGCACCAATTTATTCATGGGAAAACCCCCGGTTAGAGTGTGGGAGGCCTTTCAGCCTCCCTGGGCCGGATGCTTGCCTTTAGCGCCATCCTCGCCTGGTACGCGCGTCGAGCCACCAGGTCCGGATCTCTTACCGCCGCTGCCCGGGCTTGGGCTGGGCGGTCGGCGGTTGCGGCAAGCCCTGGCCAGGCTGCGGCGGTTGACCGGGACGCTGCGGCGGCAGCGGCTGACCGGCGACCGGCGGACGCTGACCCGGAAGCCCCTGACCGGGCCGCGGCGGAACGCCAGGGCGCGGCGGCTGCACGTCCGGATGCTCCGGGGTTCCCTCCTCGACGCCGTAATCCGGATCGACCGGCCGCTCGCCAATCTCGATCACCACGTAGCGATAACCGACGCCCTCGATCGCCACCAAAGCGAGCGCGCGGCCGGCGGGAACGTCGGGCGGCAAAGGCGGCCACACCGTGCCCGGGGGCGGATCGGGCGGCAGCGGCTCGACGCCGGGAACTTCCGGCAAGCCTTGATCGGGATGCTCCGGATCGATCGGATGGATCGGCAGACCATGATCCGGATGCAAGTGCCCGCCCTCCGGAATCCCCCATTCGGGATCGACCGGAAGGCCGCCGCCAGGCGGGCGCGGCCAAGTGTGCGGCGGCCGCGGAAGCCCATGACCGGGACGCTCGCCGCCGCCCCAGCCAAAACCAGGATCGATCGGCCGGCCGGGACGACCAGGACGATGACCCGGACGCCCGCCGCCAGGAAGCCCCTGATCGGGATGCGCGGCGTCGTCGATCGGCTGAATGTAGGCGTAAAATCCTTGACCCATGCGCGTCCTCCAGTTTGGTTAGGCGGCTTCCCGTTGACTACTCGTCTCCCGTGACGAGCGTGCGTCGCGCGGCGTCAAATACGCGCCCCGCGTCTCGTCGATCAGCCGACGCAAAATGTCGCTGACCGAAACGCCGTACCGCGTCGCCAAACCGTTGAGCCATTCCTGCTGTTCCGGACTGACGCTCAGCGTCACTCGATCGGCGCGAATCCCATGCGTGGTCATCTGTCCGATGCTAGCAGAACAGGGTTGAGCTAAACAAGCCCCCGAATCCGCCTTCTCAGCCGCCGGCCGAAACTCAGGCTCGAACTCAGCGCCGTCACATGCGGCAACCCCACCGCCACCGTCTTCAGCGCATCCGCGCCATGGCTGTGATCGTCGTGCACCGGCGTGCCAAACTTCGATTTCTTGTAGCCTCGAAGCCGCGCCAGCCCCCGCCGGCAGCGTTGCTCGTCAAACCAGCTTATCCCCAGAATTCCCCGCACCGCGCTCACCCCATCGGCGTCGGAAACGCGTTCCGCGGTCAGAATCGGCGTCGGCGTCGCGTCCATCAGCCCGAAACGCCGGCTCTCGCCCGAAATCCACTCCCGCGCCTCGACGTCATGCGGCAGGATATGCGCCTTGAACGGCACCCCCCAAGCTTTCGCCTTTAGATCCAGAATATTCAGATAATGCTCGGCCTTGTGCCCCCGATCCTCAATGTAATCGACGAAATGAATCGCCTTGCCAACCAACTGAAACACCCAAATGCAAGTAAAATCGTGAATGCCGATGTCCCAACCGGTGATCAAAGTGCCGGAAAGATTGACAGGAACTGAACCGATGCGATGCTGGGATTGGATGGCGTTCAGACTCTCCGTATAATACGCGCCCTCAACCGGCGCATCGAAAGCATTGAGCATTTCTCTAGCGTATTCGTCCGCCGGCATGTCGCGCGTTAGTTCCCTTTGCTCTTCAAAACTCAGCGCGTCTTCCCCGGTGTCAGTAATCTTGATGTCGAATACATCCCATTGCTCGTCGTCTTCGGCCTTGAGCTTGACGGCGTGAAAATGGTCGTCGCCGTTGCTGGTGCCGGAAATGACCGCGAATCCCCGGTAATCCGCCAAAGTGGGGCGAACCACAGAGGTCCAAGCGCGCGGATTGAGCAAGGGATATTCGTCCAACACCGCGCCATCGAGATAAATCCCCCGGATCCGTTCATAAGCCTGCCCGCCGCCATACAGCCGGATCGTCGCCCCATGCGGGAAAATCACCGTCAGCTCGCCCTCGAGAAAGCGCACCCCAGGGTAACCGCCAGCATAGTGCTTCAAATAGGCCCAACATAAATCCTTCACCTGGTCGAACGAGGGCCCAACATAGGCATACCGGGGCGGCGGATGACGTCGCGGGTTCGATAGAGCGGCTCTGATCAGCTGGTTGACCAGGGCGACGGTTTTTCCAGCCCTGCGATGGGCGACGGCGAAAATCCAGCGCTTGGTCGACGCATGCAGCGGACGAAAATGCGGGCGAGGAATGTACGGGATGATCGCCGGCGCAAGCTTGGCCTCCGGCTCGTCGACCAGATCGAAGTCAGCTCCGTCGTCACCGGTCACCGGGGTCCGTCTCGCTTGCCTTCGGGATCGTTGGCAGCTGGGACGAGGGATGCAACTCGATCACGTTCTTGGCAAGCTCCCTGGGCCCAATCGCCGTGCCGTCCGCCCATTGCGCCGGCGGAAGGTTCAGGGTGACGAGAGGACCCGCAAGCGCGTTGCGCTGAGCGTCCTCGCTCGGATCGCTGCTGGCCCAACCCAACGGACGCGCGTTCTTCGAGTTCAGAACGTACCGGATCGCCCAATCCACCCGCCGATTGTCGTGATCGTCCAGAGCTTGGGCGAGCTTCGATCGCGCCTTGTCCGCCAGCCGCATGTCCATTTCTCTGACCACGGCTCTGGCGCGGGAGGAACGCTCGATGAACTTGCGCAAAATCAGCGAGCCAACCTTCAGCCGCTGGCTGGCCGCGGTGATGTCGCCCTCCGCTTGGTAGAGGGCTTCACACACCTCGTCCGCGGTGAGAGGCATCGCGTCCGGACGGGCGTCCCAGGGATAGGCCGGAAGGCTCATGGAGGCGGTTTATAGCGCCCCCTGCGCACCATGTCGTCAAAGTTGGTCTTCGCTGTTCCAGCGTAAAGATGATTAGCCTCTATACAGATCTGTACATCACAGCGATGACAAATCATCTTGCCTGGCGGAATAGGCCCCTTCGCAAGCTCGTAAGCAACTTGATGAACTCTTCGAAACTTTCTCCTGATGCGAAGTTGCCCGTAACCCCTCGAATTTAATTGGCCCAACCACAATTTGCAGCCGCTATTTGGCTCCGGAATTGATAACGCCTCCAACCTCTCCGCAAGATCCCTCTCACGCGAAAAAGCCGTACAGCAGCGATTACTGCAAAACAACTCGTGAAGACTGGCATTAAAGATCCGTTCGCAGTATTCACAGTTTGTCATGTGGTATAGTTTAACACATTCCGAGGCATGACTTAAGTGCGCCCGGGGCCCCAAATCAGAAAACCTCGAGGGGGGCCTTCTGCGTTTCCGCAATAGCGATTAGACCAAGGCGGATGTGTTTAAATCATGCGCGCAGCAAGGCGCATGTCATGTCCGATAATTTAACATTATCGGACATCGCGCCACAATTGGCCCCGAGCTCCGGCATAGCTGCCATGCTAACATAGCGCATGATATGCGCTTGATAAGCGCATGATAAGCCTTATATCTCATTGGTACTAATGAGGTTAATGAGACTTATCATGTATGACCGCGATATGCCTATCATGCAAGCGCATGCGCTTGCCTCGCCCGATGGACTCGTCGACGTGATCGGCTTTGTGCTCTGCACAATCCAGCAACCGTTGAGCTCCGTCGCCAACCAGATGCGCGATGTCCGCGCCAACGGCGCAACATCGAAGTATCTGTTTGGCAGCAAGCGCGATGGCTATGCTTATGCTCTCGAGCATAAGCATGTGCTTCACGCTGCAATCGTCAAGGCTTGCCAAGTCAATGACGCCATTGGCGCGGTCGACGTCTTGTCGAACGTGCCAGGTCTCGGCATTGTCAAGGCGGCGTTCGTTGCGCAAATTTGCGGTCTCGAGGCCTCATGCCTCGACACCCACAACTTGCGCCGACTTGGTCTTGGCGAGAGCGCGTTTAAGCTTGCGAAAACAGTAAAGCATAATACTAAGCTTGCCAAGATCAAGCATTACTTGGAACTATGCTTAGAAACAGGCGGCGCGCGCCATTGGTGGAATACCTGGTGCGAAACCGTCGCCGGTTCGCGCGCCAACCGCTCATTGGCAAGCGCGGACGCCGTTAGCGCCTATCATGTCGAGTGCTTGGCATGATCGGCGCTATACTACCAAACATCTTAACATTTGCATCGCTAGTCTTTGCACTGGCGATGCTGGCAACAGGAAAGGTTTAACAAAGTGGAAAAGACAAAAACACGCGAGAAGCGGCCGCAACGCGGCGCGCGCCTTTCGCCGGCCGAGTTGCAAGCTTTGGCCTATTGGCAGCTGCACCATGGCCGCCATTGGAAGGCCGAGCTCATGAAGGCCTGGGGCGACCACGTTTACGGTCGCTGTTTGCCGAGCGATCACGCGCCATTGCTGCATGGGTTGCGCAATCGGCTTGGTCCGACCTGGCTTGCGCGGTTCAGTTTCAAGGGAGGTTTGCGATGAGCCTTGATGACAAGCTTGATTGGACGGGCTTTTTGGTTTGCTTGTTTGCTGGGTTTGGCGCGTTCGTTTGCTGCGTTTGGTTTGGCGGATAAGGGAAACGGGCATTCGGGAGATTGACAGAACTGGCGAGCCGGCGCGAGACTTCGCGCCGGCGTTTGAGAGGTTCTCCGCTTAGTCTGATAGGGTTCTATAGAAGCCCTCAGACTTTAAGTCGCTAATACGATTTACCCCTAAAACTATTGCGCGAGACAACATGATCTCGTTTTCACTGACATGGATTTCCATGCTAGCGGATTTTTTCTTTTCTCTCGCGCAATAGTTATAGACCTAAACCGTATTAGCGAACTAAAGTCCCAAGCGTTCTAATATGTTCTGAGGACTGAAAATGGAAAACCCATTCGCCGACATTGTGGAAAACCAAATAGATCGACATGCAATGCGCCTCCCCTTCGACGAAATGTGCGCCTTTTACGCCGCCCTCTGCGAGGGCGTTAAACCTTCAGTTGTATCCCGCGCGTCAGGGTTGCGGCCCGCCACGATGGCGAGCCTCCGCGCCGCCGGAACCTGGCACGCCGGTCAAATGCGCTACCCCAAAGTGGCCGCCGAATACCGTTCGCTCGGTCGCGAGGCCTTTATCCACAAATACGTGAACGCCGCGATTCGCGATCGCCTGCGCGTCGCCGCCGACCAGGTCAAACGTTCAAAATTCGCCGCCCTCGACGTCGGCCGCGCCAATCCGCGCGCCTCCCGTTTCGCCGGAGCTCACACGCTCAAAGACCCCTTGGGCGGCCCGAGCCAAACTTTCACCATCGAATTCGATCGGGGCGAGAAACCTGGCTGGGCTTGGCGCGAGAGCGAAACCGGACCCCTGCGCGGCCATCCCGCTTACGACGAACGCCGTTTCGCCTCCAGCCAGGAAGCTTTCAATTTTTGCCGCCTTCGCTTCGTTCCAACCGACGCGCAAATGAGCACGCGGGAATACGACCAAGCCGTCGATGACAGCAATTATTATCAATATCATCGCACTTTGCGCACTTGATAAGCGCATGATAGCCCCCATATAGTATTCATCGAAAGAACGACCTGGTTGCCAAATCGTCCAAATGATAGTTGGAAAGAGGGCCGCAACGCCAGGCAAATTGAGGCTCAGGACGGGCGAGCCTCATAGGAGAATACGCAAATGCAACGCGCTTATCTCAGCAAACTGGCGGACCGTATCAGCAAACGTTTGCTGCGCGTCGCCAATCTGAACCCGCAAGCCATTCGCGACGAATGCGACCTGGCCAGCGGCAGCGAACTCGATTGCACGCAACTCGACATCCTCACGTCCATGGTCGAGTCGCGCCTCGTGCGCGCCAGTTTCGGCCGCTTCGAACCCTCAGATAGCTAAAAGGACAACGCCCATGAGCAACCCTGACCGCCTGCAGCGTGAGGCGCAAGAACACGCCGAAACCCTGGTCGAAGACCGCGGCCTCTTCAACGCCCTCGCCTGGGCCATCCACTGCGCCAACCGCACCACCGATGGCTTTTGGTCGCGCGTCGTTCAAGCCATCCGCGCGATCGACGATCGGGACAACGAAAACGACGACGATCCGGCGGCCGATTATGGCGATTGGAAGTTTCACCAGGACCATGACCAATGAGTCTCACACCTGCAGAACTCGGTTCCGAATTCGAATTCGAGTTCGCCTATCTCAAATTAACCAAGGCGCTCGCCCGCATGGGGCGTGAGGCCAAAGCTCTCAACGCCCATCCGGATCCCGACTATCCGGAGAAGCTCGAGTATTTGGTCAACCAGGTGATGGATAGCGCGCACGAGATCATTGATCTCGCCCATAATTTGAAGCACGCCGCGCTTGCTAAGCACAAGGAAAGCGCTAAATAAGAGCATGAGCGCAGAACCCTCATGCGTTCATGCCCAACCCTCGAAAGGACGCTCATGCCCAATTACGAAATCAAGCCGGAACCCGATTCGCCCATCTGGTGGGTCTTCAAAGACGGCGTGCATCATCGCGACTTCACCTCGCGCACTGGCGCGCAAGCCTACCTCGACCATGTCCTCAAGCATGGCGAGCAAACCAGGCTGCAGCCGCGCATCATCGTCGCCGGCAACGTCAGCAACGCCTTTAAGGCCAAGCTTGAGCGCGCGCTCAACGGAAAGACACCGCGGTGAAAACCGAATTCATCGTCATGACCGCCTCTGCGAAAATGCCCTCGTCATGCAAGGGCGTCTATCGCAAAGTCGCAATCCTTGAGGTCGAAATCGGCGTTGAGCCGAAAATGATCTCCGAGCGCGCCAAGGGCGTCGTCCGCCTGGTCGCGCTCGAGGATAAGCTGCACGCCGGTCGTGAGCGCGGGCGTGGCACCGCCTATAGCAAAGCCTTGGAGAATGCTAAGCGCTTGTGCGCGGCGCTCAATCGTGAAGCTCGGATGAAAGCGGAAGCGGAGAGCCTGATATGACCATGACCATCGACCAGTTGCTCGACTCTGGCGTCAACCAGGCGAAGCATGTGCTCATTGGCAAGCCTGGCGCGGAGCTCACGCCGGCGTTTGTCGTCCAGTTCAAGGATCGGCCGCCCGCCATGATCGCCACGCCGTGGCATGGCGATGACGAAAAATACGCCACAATCGGAGCGATGCGCATGATGCTCAAAGCGTATCGCAAGCACGTCGTAAGCTACCTGTTTTGGTCGGAGGCCTGGCAAGCCTACGAGGACGTCGATCATCCGATCGGGCTCAGGCCGAGCGATCGCCAGGACCGCAAAGAGGTCGTGATCCTCAACGCCTTCGACAAGCAAGGCGGCAAAATGATCTCGCTCGAAATCATGCGCGGACCCGATGGCGTGGTCACCAACCTGGTCGCAAACGACAAGGCCGACGACATCACCGCAGTGGGCGGCCACTTGCACAACCTCTTGCAGGAGGATTGATCATGCCCATCTCTGAACAAGAACAAGCGCAGCTAGACGCTCTTCACGACCAAATGGTGGAGGAGAGCATGCGCCGCGAATGTTGGAATTGTGGGCGCGAACGCGTACAGGACGAGGCCAGCGAGTGGCAATGCCCTTATTGCGACGCGTGGAACGATTGTGAGGAAGCATGACCTACCTGGACACGGATACGCTCGCCGGCATCAAATCGACGTCGCGCGACCGCAAGCTCTCGACCGGCGAACGCGTCGCCGTCTACGCGTTTGCGTTGAAGGGCGTGCCGATCAAAGTCATCGCGCGCACCTTCGCTGTAACGCCAAACGCCATTCGCTATATCACCAACTACGAGCACACAGCCGCGCACGAAAACGCCAAGCAGGCGTTTGAGCAATATGGCGAAGCGCGCGTTTGGGCGGAGATCGTGACGGAAGCGCAGACCGAATCGATCAACGAAGGCATGCGCAAATTGTTTGAAGGGAAAGAACTCAATGACCGCGGATATCGCAGGAACGCTCGCCGTAGCCCTCGTGCTCGACGAGCCGGAAGCTCTGATCGCCTACCTCAAGCAACAGACGATGGCGCGGATGGAAGCGGTCGCGCCGCTTGACGCGCACTTAGCGAAAAAGTGGGCGCTCGTCTCGGATACCCTGGCTGAGCTTGAATTGAAGATGGGTGATGTCAAACGACCAAGACCCGCCGACGCCGCTTAAATGCGAGGGCTTCACGCGCCCCGATTGCCAACCGTGTTCCAGCGACGATTATCGCGTCGTACGCGTGGCTACGGTTGAGGGCGATCAAGACAAGCGCCTCTGCCCGATTTGCTTGGCGCGCTTATTGCCGCCGATTGGGCGCGGCGGCTGGGTATGAAGCGCGGCCGCTCCGACTATTACGCGTACTATCATGCGCAGTGCAAGAAGCTCGCGCCGCGCACGCTCGACTGGGATCATCACGCCTACGAATCAGTGCTCGGATTGTTGATGTTCGATTATCCGAGCAAGACCGAATCAGAGTGCATCATCGCATTAGCCAACATGCAACTGTACGCGCCGCTCGTAGGACCGCGCGAGGCGACGCACAAGCGCTAGCGGGTCAGTGGAAAACTTTTCGCAAGCTTGATCGAGTCTGACGCTAGGGCGCATCCTGCCGCTCAAAACAGGATGCGCCCCGATCGACAACCCTCGCCCAATTCCCAACCAAGACGACAATGGACCGAGGCTGGGCCATGCCTAAACAGCCTAAGCCCGATGGTTCTGTCGTGCAACTCGTGCCCGACGTCGATTGGACGTTGGATTTACCGGCTGATCAGAAGAAAACCGTCATGGATCAGCGCGAGCTCACCGTGCTCGCGGCGCGTCAACTCATGGCTCCGGTTCATTATTGCTTGCCGCGCGCGGATAAGCCGCTGCCGCCCGACGAGGACGAGAAGCTTCATCAGACCGACGACGATCTTCGCGTTTGGATTGACAACGACCGCAAGCAGAAGCTCAACGCGCTCGCCTATCTGCAGAACGGCGTCGTCGAAGTTCGCTTCTTTGGTCCGGATCAATCGATCAACGAGTGTTTCTTCGCCGCATGCGCCAGGCTTGGGATCACGTCGCGCTATGCGTTTGGCCGCGCTTCGAAGCCGATTGCGACGTCGATCCTGTTCAAGCTCCGCGACGACGAAGCGAAACGCCTGGACGAGGAATATTCCGGCTTCAAGCCCAAGGCGTTCACGCTCGAGGACACGCGCCGCGGCATCGCCATCAATTACGCGCCGGCGATCAAGAAAGGCTCGAACGCGCATGTGGTCACGACGATCGCGCCAGGAAGCCTCCTGTGGCACGAGAACGGCGTCGACTATGATCTGATCACCTGGCGCGCGGAGAGCGGCCAGGGGCCCGCTGCACGCTGGCGAACAGGGGCTGCGCCGGTCGAGTTCTTTCAGATTGTCCGCGCTGCAGCGTTCGCGTCGATTCTCAACATCGTCAGCCAGAAAGCCTGGGAGGACTATTCGAAGCGGCGCGCGTTCTCCGAGCTCATGGCGCGCATCGTCCGGGACGGCCAGGCGATCAACGCCAATGTCGTGTTCTCGCGCGCCTCGCGCGCGATCATCGCGGATCCCTCGCACGCTGAGCTTTTGCTCGAACACATTTGTCAGCAGCGCGGCAAGCCGGCGGATCGCGAGGAATGCCTGGAGATGTTCCAATTCGCTCGCAAGCGCCTCGACGCCGATCCTGCGCGCCTCGACGTCATGGGCTGGACCGGAATCGGCAATTTCTTTGGCGACGAAGCGCGCAAGGCGCTGCGCACGGTTCTCAACGTCGGCGCAGATTCAACCCTGCTTGAAGACTTCGCGGAGCGGTATCTGTTCCATCTGGGCGAGGGCGCATTTATAGACCGCCAAGCCTTTCGCGAAGGCCAGGCGCAATTCATCTTCACTCGCGAGAGCTTGACGCTTCGCCATGCGCCCGACTTGATTCAAACCAAGAAAAAGCCAGTCGAAGCGTTTCCAATCTTCATCAAGTCGAAGCTCCGTCAGGATGTCACCGACGTTGAGATTCATCCCGATTATCCGCCTGGCTCCATTGTTCGTGTGACTCGCCAAGGCGTAATCGTTCCTGACAATGATTACGCGCCGCCGCATTCGCGCCTGATCTTCAATAAATGGGCTGGCCTTTACATTCTGCCGGCGAAGACAATCGATGAGGCGCTCAAGGCTGAGTGCATCGACAAGCTTGATCACATGCTAAGCCTTGTCACCAAGAACCACAAAGGGCGTATGGAATGGATTAAGGCGCATTTTGGCTGGACGCTGAAACATCCCGGCAAAAAACAACAAGTCGCGCTTGTCTGCACCGGCGATCAGAGCACCGGGAAGACTTTTCTCTGCCAGGATTTTGCGGAAGCTGTGTTTGGCAATTATGCCGGCAAAGGGAGCATGAAAGCGTTTGAGAGCCAGTTCTACATTCCAAATTACGTGGATAGACTTTGGGTCAATCACGACGAAGTTGTCTCGAAGTCGGAAGTCATTGAAACGATAAAAGACCTGATCCGTTCGACCAAAATTTCTGGCGAATTTAAAAACCAAAATCCAACAACGCACATAACCTTTGCTCGATTGGCCTTCACATCGAATGAGCCCAATCCTGGTCTTTCGAGGGGCGCAGATCGCGGAATTTTCCAGGTGACGTCAATCACCGCAACGAGCGAAGGCCTTTTGCCTGGCGAATTCCAAGACCGTATGAACCGAGAGGCGAAACCGTTCTACCGGGATTACGCCGCCTTTTTGAAGCGCGATGACGTGCGCCAGGCTTACGTCAAGCTTTTGATTGACTGCGCGCCTGACGATATCGCACAAGTGGAAGACTTGACTCATTCTGCGGTGCGCGACGCCGACGTTGCGGCGGAGCAACTGACGCCGACTCAACTCGTCGCCAAAGAAATTCTCGAAAACGGCACGATTCACAGCGGGTTCGATATTGCTATGCCTTTCCGCTCGTTTCACATCACGCAGCGTGTCAGAAAAGCATGCAAGGATATGGGATTTCGGCAACCTGTTTTGGCCGATGCCGTTTTGGCGCTCTACACTCATGCCGGCTTATTAGAAAGTCTCGCCAACGGCGAGTATTTGTTCAAGTACAAGATCGGCGCGTTACAACGCTTATTCAGCCAGGTTCTCGGCGTTCCGCTGCGCTCGCATTGGGAGCTCGAGCCCAATGACGACATGCCCAACGACTGGCGCGAGGGCGATGCGATGGAACCGTGGAAAGGCCGCGGCAAGTGAAATTCTATGTCGGCGTCCACCATCCTTCCGACGCCAAGCACCTGGGCCCGGTGTTCGTCAGTGTCTCAACGCTAATCGGACCCAAGGGGCGCAAGAGCAAGTTTACTGACCAGCCCTGGATCATGGATTCGGGCGCATTCACCACGATTGCTAAGCATGGCGGCTATCCCGAGCCGGTCGAGGTTTATGCTGAGATGATTCGCAAATGGGCTGCGCCTAATCTCATCACCGCGGTCGCTCAGGATTACATGTGCGAGCCGGCGATGCTGGCCAAGACAGGTTTGACGATTGCTGAGCATCAGCGGTTGACGATCGAGCGTTACGACGCGCTCGTCGCCCTCGATACTGGCGGGATCGCCATTATGCCGGTTCTGCAAGGCTACGCGCCCCCCGATTACGGAGCTCACGTCCTCGCTTATGGCTCAAGACTGGCCAAGGGCGCTTATGTGGGCGTCGGCAGCGTCTGTAAGCGCAACGGCAATCCTGGGGCTGTTCTGGCTGTTCTAGAGGCTATCCTCGATGCGCGTCCTGATCTTCGATTACACGGGTTTGGCCTCAAGACCACAAGTCTTAGCGTCAAAGCGATCCGCGATTGCCTCGAATCGGCTGACAGCATGGCGTGGAGTTATTCAGCCAGGCGGCAAGGGCGCAATCAAAACGACTGGCGCGAAGCCCAAGCCTTTGTCGATAGGATGGCGGCATGATTGAGCATTCGCCGCCGACTTGGACGACGAATCTTGATCAGCTTAGCTGGTCTATCGGCGAGTTTTGCGTAATTCTAGGCGTAATCATTTACGTGATTGAGCGCTGCAAATGATTGAAGGCAACGGACTGTCGGTCGCGCGCTGCGAGAACTGCGGCCGCTTAAGCCTGGTCATTTTCGAAGCGGATGAGCCGGTTGCGTGCGTGTGCCCGCCGGAAGAAGCGCTGATCAAGCTGGTTGCGGTCATCCTCGAGGAACTCAAGGAACCGCTGGGGCGAGTCAATTGAAAGCGAAATCGCGACAGGGCGCGGTTAAGGGCAAGTTCAAAGACCGCGCCTACGATTTGCGTGAAACGCCGCCGGAAGCGACGCGCGCGCTGATTCGCACCGGAGCCCTCGACCTTTATCGCGTACTCTTCGAACCGTGCGCCGGCCGCGGCGCGATTTCGCGGGAGCTCCTGGCTGGCGGCTGGCGCGTGATCAGCCACGACTTGGTCGATTATGCAGGGCGCGATTCGGAGATCCAGACCGGCATCGATTTTTTCAAATCCTGCAATGTGACCTACCTCCAGGCGATTGTGACCAATCCGCCTTACCGCTGGGCCGACGCTTTCATTCGCCACGGGCTCAAGCTTGGTCTGCCGGTCTATGTGCTCCTGCGGCTGATGGCGCTTGAGGGCGCGGGCCGCTCCGACATCATGCAACATTTGCACCATGTCTTTATCGGCGTCGAACGACTGCCGATGATGCACAGGCCTGGCTGGAAGGGTAAAAAGCTGAAGCAAGGCGCGATGCCGTTTGGCTGGTTTTGTTTCTTTCCGGAGAAAAATCAGGATGGACTGTTCACCGCGTCACGCATAAGCTGGCGGGAGGAGGACAAAAATGGGTTTGATGTCGACTCTAGCACTCCTAGCGATGATCCCAGTCGCGAAGCGGCAAACTTCGAGCGACTCCTCATCGAAGGAGCTTCTCTCTTCGATCAAGCCCAACGCGGAGATCGCTGAGCTCAAGGCGCGCATCGATGACCTCGAGCGCCAGCTTGAGCACGTCCGAGGGGATATCGACGGTTGGCGAGAGATCGCTCACGCCTGGCGCGATCGCGCGGATGCAGCGCATCGCTTGCGTCAGCAAGACCATGCGCAAGCGGCGATGAATCCACTGCCGTATCATCAGATCACTGAGGAGATGCGCCAGCGCATGATGCTGCAAAGTCAGGCTCACGCGCAGCAAGCTCAGGTGCAGCAAAATCGGGCGCTTGCGCAGCAACAGTTAAACTTCCAAGGGCTAGGCCAGGCGCTTGGCGAGCAAAGCGGCGCGCAAAATAACTGGCCCTATTGCAATTGCGTGCCAGGTCGAGGCGGCTTTCTTCGAGGAGACAACTACTGATGTCCTACGATGTCGTGACTTTCCAAGGCGAGCTCGAGCTCGTCGCCAAGAATTACAAATGGTATCCGAATAAGGCGGCAGAGCTCAACGCCATCGTCGCTTTGCTCGATCCGGACACCACGACGCATGACACGACGATGGAAACCGCGCCGGCTGGATTGATCCCTGGCCAGGCGGCGAATACGCCGTTCACCAACGAAGTTTTGGCGATCATCAATATCGGCAAAGGCGGCAATCTCGCGAACACCGACATGGCGGACGCGATCAGCAACGCCATGGGCGACTACCTCGCGCCGGTGAACACCACTGCGCCTGCGGTCACCGGCACCACGACGCTCACCTGCACCCAAGGCATCTGGCAATATTCGCCAACCAGCTATGCGTATGCCTGGCTGCGCGGCGGCACACCGATCGCCGACGCAACGCAGTCGACCTACACCGTCCAGGCGGCCGACAGCGGAACCAACGTTTCGTGTCGCGTCACCGCGAGCAACGCTGCGGGCTCAGCCAACGCCACTTCGAACGCGATTGCGGTGCCGTGATGCCGAAAATCCTCGACGCCGCAGTGAAGCGAATCAAAGCGAAGGGGCACTCGACCTCGAGCGCTTATGCAATCGCGACGTCGACGCTGCAGAAAGCCGGCGAGCTCAAGAAGGGGCACAACAAGCCCACCAAATTGGGCGTCAAACGCGGTCAGATGACGCGCGCTCAGCGACATAAGCATCCAGTATGAGGCTCGATCCGCTTACTGTTCTCGCGTTCATGTTTCTGATCGCCTATGGCGGCCAGATCCTCCTCGCTCTGTTCGGGCTGAAATGACGCTCACGACTACGCTCGACTTGGTGATCATCGGCATCGGCCTGGTCTGCGCGATTGAGTTGGGCATGCTCATGGCGCGCGGCGAGCGCCTGGCGAAAGCGCTCGAGATTCAAATGAAAGGCTTGGGCGAAACCTACTTGCAGGGGCTCGAGATCCTGACCATGGATGTCGACAAGCTCAAAGCCAAGGTTAAGGAGCTTGAGGACGAAGTTCTGTGAGCTTGCAGGGGCCAGCGCGACGGCGCTGTGTGCGGAGTCTCCATCGTCGGGGAGCCCTACTCCGCCGCCCCTGCATCCTTTTTCTGGCCATGACGTCGATGTGGCCAAACCCCGCGGCTGCGAAATGTCACCTGTTTTCAGTCTGGCACTATCCCAAACCTCAAAAGTGTTTCACCGCGCTCGCGCCGCGCCGTACTGAGCCGGTTCAACACAGTAGCGAACGGTTCAGCACAGAGGAACGAATCGACATTGCTTTGCCGCCGCTCGAATTCATCCCCTGTCCAGACGGCGACGAGCGATTTCAGGGCATTGCTAAGCTGCACGCTTTGATGGATGCTCGTTGAGGGGCCCTGACCCGGAGTCCATTCATGGCTCAACCTCCCCGACGCCCGCCGCCACAGCCGCAACGCCGCGATCCTCCGCCTCTGCGCACAGAGGAAGACAATTATCCGCCGCCCGCGGTGCAGGATAATCGCATCATCGCCTCCGGAGGCGGACGCTTTCCGATCGAACGCGTTGAAGGCGAGGCTTATCCGCCGCCCGAGCCGGTAAAGACGATCGGTGACGAACAGCGCGAGCGCTCGGCTTACATCGAATCGATCGGCGTCGAAGCGTTTAAGGCCGAGTATGACGATCGCCCCCCTGCAGAAGACGTTCAGCCGCAAGTCGAAGGGGCCCAGTATCCCAGCGATTTCGGGCCGCCGCGCGTTAACAGCCCGCAGCGATAACGGCCATGGCGGTCTTTGCTCCCGGCGATACGCCTGACTCCGGCACCGGCGACCAGGGCGGCTTTATGTCTTGGCTCGCTGGCCTTCCAGCCGCGACGCAAGCCTCGATCATGCGCAGCATGAATTACGCCAACCCGGTGCAGCCGGCGGCGGCGGACACGCTGAGCAACAACGGCAATCCGCTCAACAATCCTTCGCCGGTGCCCGCGGCGCTCGCCGGCGGCGGTCCGCCGGTGCCTCCGGGCTTGGTGAGCGGAGGTCAACCGCCCGCGCCGATGCCGCCAGGCGCTCCGACTCCGCCGGTGCCTGGTCAGGTTGTGGGCGGAAGTTCAGGCGGTGCTGGCGCTAGCCCGCCGATCGGACCTTCGATCCTGCCGCAAGCGCGTGGCGTGATGCCGGTCATGGGGCCGCCAATGCCGCCTGGACCGTCCATTCTGCCGCAAGCCCGAGGTGTAACGCCGGATGCTTATCCGGCCGTTGCCGCTCCGCTGCCGCCGCCGCGGCCGCGGCCAGTATCGAACCCTGCCGTGGCGCGAGGCTCGAATAGGCCAGCGGGCGCGCGGATCCCAGGCAGCGCAACGGCGCTTGCACCCGCGCCTGGCAACTCGCCCTTTGTCCCGATCGCCGCACAAAATCAGGATTGGTCAGGCGGCGCGTTGTCGCGTTACGGCCCGAGCGGTTTTGGCCGCCAGGCAACGGCGCTCGACTTATCCAGGCTTTTTAATCGATCCTGAACAGTTTGCCGTCTACTAAACGTTGACATTGTTCTATCGAGCGATATGTTGCGCCTTGCGACGCCGTGAAAGCCGGCGAAGCCCCGCAACATGGAGCAACGATAGCAATGAAACCCGAGACTCAAGCCGCCTGTGAAGCGGCGAAAAAGGCGCTCGAAACGGCCCGCGCCGCCCTCTTTGCAGAAGCCGAATCCGCCATCAGCGTCAACGAAGCCCCTGATCTCGTCAGGTTCTACGCCGACATGCGTGAAGAACTCGAATCGATGGCGTCGACGATCTCTGAGCTTAATAAGCTCGACAAAGATCTCTCCTACACGCGCGTCCCGGCCTGCTTCGACGCGCACGGAATCCAGAACATCCGAATCCCCGGTTATGGACTCGTCGGCCTTAACCGCCGTTGGTCGTGCTCAATCCTCGATAAGCCCAAGGGCTATAAATACCTGCGCGACAATGGACAGGGCGGCATGATCATCGAGACGATCAACGCCTTAACTCTGGGCGCATGGGCGCGCAGCGAAACTGAGGACAAGGGCAAAGAGCCGCCCGACGACGTCTTCAAGACGTCTGTCGCCCGCTATGTGTCGCTGACGAGGTCGAAATGAGCGCCGCGACCGCTGCGACCAAGCCTCGCTACACGATCAGGGAAGGCAAGACAGTCATGGTCAACGATGTCACGCCGGTCAGCAAAAACGCGCTGCCGGCGCATCTGCAAGGGAAGCAAAAGGTGGAAAGCTGGGGCGAAATCGATCCGCGTCAGCGGATGCTGCCGCGCATCAAGCTCCTCCAGGCGTCGAACCCCGAATGCGTCGATTATCCCGGCGAAGCCCGCGCGGGCGAATTCTGGCACACGACGCTGACCGAATCGCTTGGGCCTGAGTTCATCGGCGTGCCGATCATGCGCCGACAGACGTACAACCTTTGGGCACCGCGCTCGCCTGGCGAGGATCGTGGCATTCTCGCCCGCGCCCGCGACTTCATCCATTGGGATCCGCCGGAAGGCGAGTTCCATGTGCGTTACCCGATGAACCCCAAGACTTACACTTGGAAGCTCGCGCGCACGGTCAAGGAATCGGGCTTGGCTGAGTTTGGCTCGAGCCGCATCGACGATCCCTCGAGCCCGCCGGCGGCGACGCTGACCTTCGAGGTGCTCTGGTTCCTGCCTGAGTGGAACACTTTGGCGCTGACCTTGAACACGCGATCGGGCGTGAAAGAGGCGCGCAAGCTGTTCGCCATGGTCGACGCGCGGCCGCTCAGTCCGTTCTTCCAGCGCTACAAGGTCGTCGCGGTGCAGAACCGCGGGCCCACCGGCGAAGCCTACTTCGGCTACAAATATCGCGGCGACGGCTACACCGATCCGGCCCTTTCCGCGATCACCGAGCCGCTGTTCGACCAGTGGAAGAACGTCGCTTTCGCCACGGCGGACGAGGACGAGGACGTCGATGGGGAGGCGACAGTGCGTCGTGCATCATCCCCCCGCGACGCAATGTCGGAACGTGGCGCTCGCCCAGTCGAAACCAGAGGTGAGTCCGGCGTTGTCGACGACGATATCCCGTTCTAGCTGTGGTGGAAACTCCCCCCGATCGTCCGACGCTGGCGCGCTTAGAGAAGCTAATCGCGCTCGCCAACGACAGTCGGGGGGAGCCGATGACGCGCAAAAACGCCAAACGCATTCTGGCGAAGTACGCCAAGTTTTACCCCGGTCTGGTGAGACGCAAGCATGATTCTTCCCAAGATCGACGATAGTGGGTTTCTTGACCTGGTGCGCAAAGCGCCGCTGATCGCCTTCCAGCGGCTCGAGTTTGGCTATGCGGTTGCCTCGCCAGGCGCGGCCTTTTACGCCCCCTGCAGCCATCCTGGCGGCGGCAATTTCGACGACAAGTTCGTGCCCGACTTGGGCAGAGCTTTCATTGCCCGCATGTCGGATCCGCATCTGCGCACGCTGCGGCCGACGTCGAAGCCGATCCCGACTGAAGCGCTTCGCAAATATCTCCAAGACGCTTTCTTCGCACCCAGCGTCGAGCCGATGAGCGAGTATCCGAAAGCCGCTGGCGATCATCCCGCAGTCGTAGACTCCGAATGCCAAGTCGTCATTCAGGCGATCGAGGAGCACGAGCGGCCGGATCTCAAGCAAGCGATGATCCCAGGCAAGCGCGACGTGATGTCTGAGGCACTCGACGCCGTGATCGAGCACGCCGAGGGAGCAAGGGAACTTGCCGAGGTTGGCGACTACAATCCGTACTTCATTCAGTTTCACATCCTGCAAGCCTCGAGAGCGCTGCAAACTGCGCTCGGACTTCTGTTGAAGCCATGAGCGACGAACCCACCTTCATCTGCGTCGATTGCGGCTGTCCCGTTTACGACGCGCTTGGCCAGGTGCGTAAACGCTGCCTCACTTGCCAGTGGCTTGCCGAGATTTCCGATCCAGTGGACCGCGAAGCGCTGCGCAAGCTTCTGGATTCGCCCGTTGTCTGGCGGCCCGCGCCATGAGCGTCAACTGGGAGAACCTCGCTATTGCGGCGCTCGTCAGTGTGGCGATGATCGTTTCGTATCTCTGGGGTTACCGAGACGGGGTCAAATACTGCGCGCGTCAGATGGAGCCCATAGCGAGGCAAGCTAGGGAACTCGCTAATCTTATCAGGGACCGGAAGCCATGAGAGCGGCGATAAGGCTCTCTGAGTTCCTTGCTCGCTGCCTAGCGGCGCGCAAGCTAGGCCTGATCAAAGATCCCAACGGTCGGCGCTTGCCGGAAGAGCTCTGGCGACAGGCGATGCCCGAGGCTGAATTCATCGTCGATGCGTTGATTGCGTTCGATCTTCACCAGACGGTTTGCGAGTTCTACCAGGCGGAGGACGAGGGCGAATGAATGAAAAGGTCGAGATTGCCATCGAGGAAACAAAGGCGCGCGTGGAGAGCTTTCTCGATTCGATAACGAAGCTCCTTCATCAGCAAGTCAACGAGCACAAGCTCGTGTTTCTGCATCACGAGCTCCTGATCGCACACGATGCGCAATCTAATCGCGTCCTTATGACGTTTGCCCTTCGACCAAAGTGGAAGCGCGAATGAACCGCTTCTGGAGGATGGGGAGGTGAACCTTGAAAGCACACTTAAAACTAAGCTTGTGGCAGATTGTCGTCGCCTTGGAGCATACGCCCGCCGGCACGAGGACAGACGCGCCGTTGGGCTATTGGACATGGCAATCAAGTTTCCCGATCACCCACACCTGCTCGCTGAAGGCAAGCTCGTCGAACATCAGTCGTTCGCGCCGACGCTGCGCCAATGGGAAGAAGGCGAGCGTTACATCAAGGCCGGCGGAATCTGCGCCCTGATCGGCTGGGACAAAAAGACCAAGGTCATGTTCATCCACGACTGGGCGAGAACAGCGACCAAGGCGGATTCCTTTCCCCCTGGCGGCGGCTACGGACCGCACGCCGAAACCCTGAGAGACTGGCTTGTATGGCGACAAATAAAGTGAACTATCCGGCAATCGGCGGCATCGCGCAGGCGATGAAGTATCAGATTCGCACTGGCTCGTCTTGGGACGAGCTTTCGCCGGCGGCTAAAGAATCTCTCGACCAAATCACGACTTTGATCGCCCGCATGGTTTCCGGCGAGAGCCTGCATTGGGATGAGATCATCAATTACGCTCAGGCAGCGAGGCCGCCTGGAACCGACGATCCGCCGGTCGTCGATATCGAGCGCGGCATGCGCACCTTGGTCGAAAAAGTCGCCAGGACTGGCAATGCGTGACCTGCACAACCTCGATCAGTTCCGGCTTCGCGATTCCTTCGTGCTCGAGAGCTATGGTTCCTATGGCGACGGCGGCAACGGCGCGTTCATCATCCCGGTGCCTGGCCAAATGACCGCGCTCAAGGTTCTCGCCTCCAATGGCGATGGCTGGGACCACATTTCCGTCTCCGTAAGGGGCCAGCAACGCACGCCCACCTGGGCGGAGATGGAGATCGCCAAGAAGGCGTTTCTTGGCGACGTCACGGCGATGCAGCTGCATCTGACCGCCAAGGATCATATTAGCTGCCACCCGTACACGCTGCACATCTGGCGGCCGCACGACCGCGATATCCCCCTCCCGCCCAAGTTCATGGTGTGACGATGACGATTAAAGGCTTCACTTACAAATCCTACAATTTCGTCGAGAAAGACCCGATTATCGACGAGCTCAGAACGGTCGTTCAGGGCAGCGGCGCGACCTACAAGCAGATCCACGAGGATTCGGGCGTCTCGACACAGACGCTAGCGAACTGGTTCTCCGGAGACACGCGCCGCCCGCAAGCCGCCTCGCTCAACGCCGTGGCGCGCGCGCTGGGCCACAAGCTGGGCTTCGTCCCGATCAATGAGGCCTCCGTCGTCCAACCCACGCCAGCGGTCATCCCTAGCCGTTCTATGGGCCACGTTGTCCGCATGGCGAAGATCCGGAGGGCCGCGCGATGACGCCAGAGAAGGAAGCGTTTTGGCAAGGCGCGCTCAACATGTGCGCCGTGCTTGCTGTGTGTTTTTTCGCCGTCTGGGTTCTCTTATCACCGCTGAGAAATCTCTGCCCAACTGTCGCTGCGCCGGTCGAAACCACGGACGCGCGCCAAGAACGCCTAGCCCATAAGCTCTGCGATAAGGAGGTCGAGATCCTTATGGAATCGCGCGACCTGGCTGATCTCATTCGCGCAGCAACGATCGTTCACCAGGTCAATTGTGGCATCGAGGCCCGCCTATGAGCCAGGTCAAATTCAAGATCGGGTTCACGATCGCGTCCGATACGCTGATCGCCATGATCGCCAAGTTCCTGCCGGTCGAAGACGTTTCGGTCACCGAAATCGTGCCGAAATTGAAAGCGCCGACGCTTCACTTGCCAAGAGCGGAGAAGAAAACCAACAAGCGCGCCTCGCCAGGCCCGAATCTGAAGAAGGGCATCAACGGTATCATCATGGCGGAGTTTTCGACCGGACCCAAGCGCGCGCTCGACCTTCAGCCCAAAGTCGTGGCCGCCGGCTTTTCAGCAAATTCCGTCAATTCGCGGCTCGAGGAACTGCGCAAAGTTGGCGTCATCGAGCGCATGGGCGACGGCAAATGGAAGCAAGTCGGCTGAGATGGGCGTCCTCGAGGAGGTCAAGGAAGCCGCGCTCAGGACGAAAATGCGCTGGCCGCGCGATACCGACGCCGACAAAGCGCATCGCGCGATCGCCGCCTTCGAGCTTGGCTTCATCCCACTCATGCGCCTCTACAGCCGTGACACGGCGCTCTCGATTCTCGATCCGAATCGGAAGATCAGGATCGGGAAGCGGGATCGATCGACGATGTTCAACATCTCTGAGCGCCATATTCGGCGCATCGAAACGATCCGCGAAAAGCGGCCGCTCGACGCCGCCAGGCTTGAAAGCCTCGCGATGAAAGGGACCATGTCGCTCGAACTAGTCGAGTACAACGTCAATCATCCCCCGACTGCGGATGCGCTTGAAGCCCTATGGCTCACGACGACGGACGCACAGCGAAACGAGTTCTTGGCGAGAATCAGACGGTGAAGCTTGATCCGGTTCAGGAAGCGGCGCTGAGATTTGGCGAGGGCAAGCGCGGCGTCGGCTACTTCATGGAAATGGGGCTCGGCAAGACGCTCCTAACCTTGGCTGAGTTCGACTGCGCAGCGAAGAATCGAGTTGTCACGCGTTTAGTGGTGATTGCGCCCAACTCGTTTAAACCTGGCTGGATTGAGGAGATACTCAAGCACGGGCTGGCCTTCCAGCCATTCATCTATGTTTCGGGCTCGAAAGCTAACGATCACTGGTTCGCTACGACGAAATACGGCGCTCCGCCGATCCTGGTCATCAATTACGAAGCGGTGCGGATGCCGGCGGTTCTCCTGCGCGTGATGGCTTGGATGCGAGTCAAGCCGACGATGCTGGCGATCGACGAATCAATCCAGATCAAGACGCACGACAGTGAGCAAACCAAGGCGACGCTCAAACTCGCCCTCGAGGCGAAGATCGTCCGTTGCCTGAGCGGATTGCCACAAACACAGGGGCCACATGACCTCTATCCCCAATTGCGTGCGATCGGGCTGTTCCAGGGCGTCCGATTCTGGGCGTTTCGCAATAATTTTTGTCAGATGGGCGGCTGGGAAAACAAGCAAGTCATAGGGGTTAAAAACGCCGACACGCTCGCGCGAATCATGGCCCCAGTAATCTTCCAGGCCAAAAAAGCCGACTGGCTTCCGGAGCTCCCGCGCAAAGATTTCACCATTCGCACTTATGAGATGAGTGGCGAACAAGCGGCCCAGTACAAACAAATGCGGGATGAATTTCTTCTCGAGTTGGAAACTGAGATCGTCGCGGTCAACATCGCTGTTTCGAAATACGAGAAACTGTCGCAGATCCAGTGCGGTTTTATCCTCAACGAAAATGGGGATCCGCGCGTTCTGGTCGAACCGGAAAAGAACCCGCGCCTGGCGGTTTTGCTCGATCTGCTTGCTCAGATCGAGGGCAAGGTGATCATCATCTACCGACACCGCTACACGTTCGAGATTCTCGCGACGGCGCTCAAGGGGCATTTCCCAGCTTACATCAAAGGGCAGATGAAGCCCGCTGAAGTGACGGAGCAAAAGCGCCGTTTCAACGAAGATTCGGAGTGCCGGCACATGCTCGGCCAGAGCGAAGCGATCAAGTACGGACACACGCTGTTAGGAGGCGCGGCGGCGCGCGACCATTGCTCGACGATGATCTTTTTCGAAAGCTCCTACAGCCTCGATACGCGCACGCAGGACGAGGACCGGATCCACCGCCGCGGGCAGCGCGGCGAGAACGTGCTCTATATCGATCTATCCGGCTCGGACATCGATCGGCGCGTGGTCAAGGCGCTGCAGAAGAAAGAGGATCTTTACGAGGCAGTTTTCAGCAAATTAAAACTCGCCGCGCCCCTTGAAGACAGCGCAGTTACGCGCTAAATAAGAGCACGAAAGGACAATGATCGTGCTACAGGAAATCCCCTTCTACCTCGTTGTGTTCGGCCCCTGGATCTTGCTCTTCGCTGTGTTCATGGCGTGGGCGAGCTTCGTAGACAAGCTGACCGCCAAGCCTAAGCCCCCGGCTCATGTCGCCACGCCGGAAGAATTAGTGGCAAGTAAGATGCGGGTCTACGCGATGATCGCGCAAGCGGAAAAGAACAAACTCGCAAACAGTCACCACCACTGAGCGTCTCCAGCCTGGTCGGTCGACCGCTCGCCGCCAATCCAACCCTGGCGGAGAGCGTTCGCCCAGCCTGACGTGTCAGTTGTTGACGCCGGATTGTTAGTCAGCGCCGGATAGAGTTGATCCATCGACTGCCCGACGTTGATGTTGCGATCAACCGTATTAATCATTTGCGCTGGCTTGTTGACGAAATATTTCGAGGCGAACGGCGATATGCCGCCAGCCGCCAATTGAGTAAGCTCGTCGCCGCCTAGTAATTTCGACCCGTACCAAGCTCCCGCGCCGGTCACGGCATGAGCGACATTGCCTGGATCCGTTGGCTGAGCGAGCGCGCCCTGCACCTTGGCGAGCGCCGGCTGCGCTGGATGATCTGGCGGCAGCGTCGCCTGGGAAACCGCAATGTCGCCCTGCAGAGTCGGATCGCCAGCCGCAGCGCGTGCGCGCCAATTATCTTGCGGGTTGCTTGACCATTGTTCGCTGCTTGTCCCTGGCTTGCCTGTCGCCCAGTTTCCAACCTTCTGCGCCACAGGCGCGGTGACGTCGCCTAGTCCCTGCATCACCGTGCCGCCCGCCGCGCCCCAGCCAGCGTCCTTGGCGACTTTCAGAGCATCGATGCCGTTAGGATCGCCGGCCTGGTGCCCAGCCGAACTCAGCGCCGCCGCAGTGCCGCCTTCCACTGCCGCCGTGCCGTAGCGCCCTGCGTTGGCGAGCTCCGCAGCGCTGTGAATAAGCCTGCCTGGCGTGACGGCAAACTTTAGTTCGCCGGTCCCAGGAACGGCGTAAGTCAGCGCATTGACGACTGGGCCCATCGGCCCGAGCGCGGCCTGGGCGTCCGCGGTGCGAGCGCGGATATTGCCGACATTCTCGCCTGTAATCTTCGACTGAATAGCGTCGGCTGTGCCGAAAGAAACGTCGTCAAGCGCCGCGGAGCCCACCTGGCTCGCGGAGGGACTGTAGGTCTTGGTCAGCCAATCATGCCAGGTCTGAGGCCGGCTAAGATCGGCATCAGTTGGATGAAACATGTCGTACAGAAGGCTGTTCTGGCTTGCCGGCGCGGCAGTCGAAGATGTTGGCGTCGCCCGTTTATAATCCGGCAAACCGGGAATAGGCGTCGCATCCGGCGCAGCCGGTTGCTGATTCCCTTGCGACTTAGGGAAAACGGTTTGCGGCTGCGTCGGCGGCAGATCGTCCTGCGCGCGATGGTAGCCAGGCAGACCCTGGATTCTATCAGCCATCGGTCACCATCCCGAAACCGGCATATGACGCAGCCTCTTTGTGTCGAACCCCGCTTGCTGCAGGTTGTCGAGAAGATCGTCTTTCCCAACGGGATAGTTCGAGGCTTCTTGTCTCACCTGAGCCAACATATCGGGCGGAATAGGCTTGGCCGCCGGAAGCGCCTCCGCGCCGCCGCCTTCCTTGTAGAGCTCGCCGCCAGGCTTGAAATTGTCGTCCAACCACGGCGTATATTGCGGGTCCATGTTTTTGACGTTGCCGGTCGCGCCGAAATTTGTGGCGATCGTTTTCTTTGCTCGCGTGATCGCGCTGCCGAGCGCCCCATGGATGTAGGAATCGTAGCTCTGGTTCAGGTTCTGCGTCGTGGTGATCGCGTCTTTCAGCGGTCCAACCTCCGCTTGCGTAACGCGCGTACCGGTGCCGGCCATGCCCTTCATCGCCGTTTCGGTCGTCGCGCCGCCAACGCGCTTCAGAAGCGCCATCGCGTCTGCTTCTTGTTGAGTTAGTCCCACATTATTCGCCAGAATCGTCGCGGCGTCGTTCTGATTAGGATCTTTCAAGACTTGCTGAGCGATTGCTCGCTTACCCGACGTCGTAAGGATGCTCTTCAAACCAGGCGAGTCTCGTAGCGTCTCGAGATCATTCTGCAGCCGCATGGCGGTTTCATTGTTATCGGGAAGAGCCGCCGACGCTGCAGCGCGATCGTCCTCCTTTCCCTTCTCGTTGGTGGTGTACTGATTGAACGATTGCAGATTGCCGACTTGCCACGGCATGGCCGAATCCGGCTGACCAGGATGCGCCGCGCGCCAGGCGTTCTGTGCCGAGATCATGGGGGCTGACTCCGGACCGGCGATGCTGGTCGTGATCCCGGTCGTGAGATCCTTGATCAGCGGGCTTCCGTTGGGTCTGGTAGGTCCGCCAGGTCCGCCAGGTCCGCCGCCCATGTGGCCAAGCTGGGTGAGATTTCGGATCGCTTCGGACGGCGTGCCAAGCGCCTCCGCGATCTTCCCGGCCATAGCAGGATCGGTGACCAGGCCGGCTTTGAGCGCGCCCCAATCCATATGCAGTTGCGCCGCGAGCGCTGGGCCCCTGATCGGATCGTTAGCGATGATGCTAATGGCGTTGGCGCGGTCCTGGCCTTGTTGCTGTGTGCTCAGACTCATCTGCGTCTGCGCGATCTTAGTCGGATCGGCCGGCGTGGTGTTAAACATCCCCGCGACCATCTGCCGATCGCGCGGCTGGGCAAAGGCGGCAAAGCCCATGCCGAGCGCCTGATTGAAGCCCTGTTCGCGCTCGTTGTATTGCTGCAGGTTCATCATCAAGTGGCCGAGGCTGACCGGCGTCTTGGTCGCGTTCGGCTCTTGGTTAGGCGGCAGCGTGCTCGAGGCTTGCGCTTGGGCTGCGGCTTGCGCGTTCGGGTCTTGCGCGGCCGCGCCCGGGCCCGCTGGAGTCGGCGCGGCGGCGGCTGCAGGAGCCGCTGCGGCCGCCGGCAACGGGTTGCCATTGGCGTCGAGCCCGAGCGCGGCGCGGTTCCGCTTCTGGTTGGCGTCGGCCCATTGGCCGATGTCCTCTTCCGGATTGTCGGTGTCGCCAGTGACGTACCTGGCCCAATCAAATGGTCCCGCCATATGCTGACGCCCTCAGTTTGATGCGTGGCTTGCCCTTCTTCGGCGGATGACTCTTAAGCTTGATATGCGGTTTGCCTGGGCGCTTAGCCAAGGCGGCGAGCGGCCCAGGCACGTTGGGCGAGGGAGCCATCGGCTGCGGCGGCCCCTGGCCCGCCAGGCCGGCTTGCCCGGGCGGTTGCGGTGCGCCGGCGAGGTTGTTGCCCTGACCCTGAGCCAGTTGCATCCGGAGTTGGTCTTCCGGATCTTCGTCGGTTTCTTCGGAGAGAATGTCAGCTGGGTTGGGCATTCTGGCCTCCCTGGAGTCCTGCGAAGAACCCTTGGTTGTTGTAGTTTCCGGCCCCTGTGGTTGGGGCTCCCTTGTTCTGCCAGTTCTGCAGGAATTGCTGCAGGACGCCCGACTGGCTCGAGGGCAATGCGGATTGAGGCACCGTCGCGCCAGGCGTGGTCACCTGGCCAGGATTGGCGAGCGCCTGGAGATAAGCTTTGCCCATGTCGGGCGCGGGCGTCGACGGAGCCTGGGGCGCGGCGGCTGGTTGGTTAGCCATCTGGTTGAAAGCGGTTGCGCCTAAACCCTGGAGATACGCGCCTGCTCCGGGCGAACCGCCACTGGGATTGTTGTGGGAGGCGACGAAGCTGTCGGGCTGCGTCGCAGCTACGCCAGCTTGAACCTGACCTAGCGACGCGCCGGCGGCGAGTTGCTGCTGCGGCGTTAGCGCCTGCCATTGTTGCATATTCAAACCGCCGCGCGGCTGATAGGCCGCGTCATTCTGGCCTTGCGGGATTTGAACGCCGGAAAATGGACTCGAGTTGATCGACGTCGACGGAGCCATCGGCGGCGCGGCTCCCGGCGTGGCGGCCTGTTGCTGAGCCACGATCGCTTGGTAGCTGCCGATCGGATTGCCGTGCGCGTCGGTCGGCATGCCGGCGTAATTCGCCAAGCTGGGCAGCGGGACGCCGTTGTACGGACTGTACTTGTTCGAAAATTGCGAGGGATCGAACTGGAACGGATAGGGATAGATGTTGGCGCTGTTGTCAGCCATAGCCGTATCCAATGTTAGGGTCGACGCCGTAGCCTAGCCCTTGCGGCAGGGGTTGGACTGAGTTGATCGATGTCCCTGGCACCTGAGCGTACATCGGGCCGCGAAGGCCGGCAGCGGGCAGCTTTGGGGCTCCTGGCGGCGCATCGGTCCAGGTCAGCGGCTGCGAGGCGGCGTTGATCGTCGTGCCGTAGGTCTGTTGGACGTTGGCGAGGCCAGGCGAAACATTGCGCGCCCCGGGCGCAAAGCGTTGGTTGGAGAATTGCGCCGCGGCGGGCGAAGAATCCTGCGGCGCTTCCTCTTGGGGCGTCTGGCCTTCCTTGCCGAGCTTCGCGATCGAGGCCTGGGTGAGTTGCTGCAGCGGCGATTGACCGCCTTGAACCGGGTTGCCCTGCGCGTCGACCGGCGAGCCGGTCAGCTTGCTCCACCAGGACTGATCCGCCGGCGCGGCGGCGACCGCTGTACCGCTTGTACCCGTCGAGGACGCAGTCGCGCCGCCGCCAGCTCCGAGGACGAAATTGCCGTTGGCGTCGAGAGACGCAACTTGCGTCCCGTTTTTGATTCTTGCGTCGGAATTGTCGACTTTCGGCCGCTCGAATTGCGTCGTCCAAGTCTTGGTCGCATCCGCGGCTGTGCCGGCCTTCTGCATCGCAGCGAACACGCCTGGCTGGTACGTCGCGGCGTTCTTGTTGGTGAGCTCGTCGACGAGAAAGTCGGCTTGCGTGTTCGGATCGGTGACCGCGGTGCTGCGCGTCTGAGCGAAATTCTCGAGCGCGGTTCGCCGCTCTTGGTTCCATTGTCCGATGCCGACTGCGCCGCCGGGATCGTTCGGATTGTAGGCGTTTGGATTGAGGCCTTTGCCACTCTCGCCGGCGAGACTCCAGACCGCGCCGAGCGCCTGGTGCGGCTGCAGCCCCGCGCCGGTGAGCTTGTTGAAAACGATCTGGCGCACGTCCATCGGATCGCCAGGCTGCGCCGCCGTCGAGCCGCTCGAGCCGACGCTTTCGGGCCCCTGGTTGGCGAGCGCGCCAGGCACCGGCGCGCTGGCGGCGTTGATCGTCGTACCTGGCGTCGACGGCGCGCCTGGTCCCGCAACCTTGTTCAGCGCCGCGCTCGCGGGCGACGCCGCGGCGAGAGACGCTGCAGGATTGTCCGCGAAGGCGATTGCGCCAGGCGCTCCGCCGCCTTTCGGGATGTTGGCGCTCGCCATCTCGAAATGGTTGGGATCGCTCGGTCCGATCGTTCGCAGCCCGATTTGATTGCCAAGCGCTCGCAGTTTCGCTTGCTGGTTGGGATCATCCGCCTCGATGTCGGCGGCGAGTCCACGTTCATGCATCGAAGTGCCTGGCACAGCCGCGAGCGGCACCGGACCGCGCGCTGGATAAGGCAGAGGCTGACCCGCTTTTCCAGCTTGGTAATTGGCGTAAAGCTGTTTCTGATCGTCGAGCGAACGGACGCCGGAAATGTAGTGCGTCGTAATGCCTTGCGCCGCCGCCGTGGCGCGCAGTTTCTCGGCAAGCGTCCCAAATGCAGGATCGAAGTTGGAATTGACGTCAGCCACTGAGCGCGCCCCTCAGTTGCGGCGGCCGCACGCGACGGCGATGCTGGGTGCGCGAAACCGGCGTCAGTGTCCGCAGCGCGCCGCTCGCGCCCACCGGCGTCGAACGCGAGAGCGCGCCGAGCACGGTCGGATGAACGTGAAGCACGCCGGTATGCGGATGCTGCACAACGGCGTGCGGCATGACCTTAGCGATGTCCTGCGCCATCGGTCCGCGGGTTTTCGGAGCGCCTTTCTTCTGGCCTTTCCAGTTGAAATCGTAGAGCGGAATGCCGGTCGGTCCGTGAACGCCAACTTTCTTCAGGTTCTTCTTCAGCCGGATATCCGACGTCGGCGCTTTGAAGATGTTGCCGAGCGCGCCGATGCCCGCGCCGGCGAGCGCCGCCCAATCGGTGGGTGTGTAGGTCTGGGTATCGCTCGCACCTGTTGTAGATTGGCCGTAAGGGGTCATGCCGAGAGCGCTCTGCAGGACGCCGAGCTCCTGGGTCGGATAGCCCCAGGCTTGCTGGAATTTCTGCATCTGGGCGTTGATCTGATCCTGCGCCGTCGACATTTGCTGGGTGCCAGCGGTGTTCTGCATGGTGAAGGCGTTCTGGGCTTGCTGGCCCGCGGTCTGCGCCGTCGCGTTCAGTCCCTGCGAAGCTTGGATATCGGAATTGATCTTCGCTTGCTGCGCCGCCTGGTTGGCTTGTTGCGCAGTCATATTGTTGCCGATGTCGTACTGCGCGCCCTGCACCGCTTGCGCGTAGTTCGCCTGGTTGAGTTGCTCAGCCATTTGCGTTTCGCCAAGCGCGCCCTGAGCCTGGGCCACGCCTTGCTGAACCCCGAATCTTGAGCCGCCGAAAGCGCCCTGGTTGACCGCGTTGCCGGCGTTGGTCGCAAGCGTTTGACCAAGCTGTTGCTGCATGATCGGCAGCGTCGCGTTGATGACGTTCTGCGTGTACGGATTCTCGTAGGGCTGCAAATTCGTGCCGGCGAGCGTCTGCGGCAAAATCGACGAGGGCGTCTGGCCGAGCGCGCCGGTAAAGCCGGCGGTCGCGGCGTTGATCTGCGGCAGACCCGCGTTGCCGGCCGTCGCCGCGGTGTTCCAGCTTTGCTGCAGTTGCTGGGAGACATTGGGCGTCATCTGCCCTTGATATTGCTGTAGCGGAGTCGTGGCGATTTGCTGAGCTACGGCGTAATTCTGCTGCGCAGCATCGTTGATCCAGGGCGGCAGCTGCGTCGTTTGTTGCGTTTGCTGTTGCTGAGAGCCGGTCTGTCCGCCCATGGCTACAGATCCTTATGGTAGAGATAGCTGGTCGTTTTGATCTTCCAGCCGTTACGATCAGCGTCGCGGGCCCAGCCGCGCCTCCCGTACGCGGCGACCAGATCTACGTTCATTCTGTTGGCGAAGGCTAGAACCTCGCCGTGCAAGATCCGACAATCCTTGAGATCGCCAATAGCCGCCACGATTTCCAGCAATCGTCTCCGCGGATAAACGGAGATCTGGGTCACGATCCACGAATTATTGTGGACAAAGCTTTGCATCCGTCCGTCGCTGATTCGCTCGAGGATGTCGGCAAGCGCCCATAGGCCGCCCTGCGTGTCGAGCGCGCGGGCGAGCTTGCGATGATAGAAAGCCTCGTTCACGGCTTGCCGCCTCCAAGCGGCACCGGCGTGGCGACGAATGTTCCGTTGCTCTGAACCTGCAGCAACCACACGGCAGGCGCTGTGCCTGGCGGCGCGTCATTGGCTTGCAGCATAATCCCGGGCAGCGCGGTATTGGCGTCGAGCTTGGCGCTGAATCCATGCCGGCACCAAAGCGAAAAACTGCGCAAATAATTCGCCAAGATGTCCGAGACTTTGGGATCATGCGGAAGCTCAGGCGGCGCTTGAGCGGCGGGCGGAGAGGGAAAAGTCGCCATCAAAGACTCCTATCCGGAGCATAGTGCTTCACTTTGCCGCAGCGATCGCATTGCCAGCCGATCCAAATCACGTTGGCATGGATGCCCGAAACGACATGGCCGCCACACCAGCCGAAATGACATCTGAAACGCTGCAGCAAGGCTCTCATCGGTCTCCTCGAGGCACGGCGTCGATCAGATGCTGGCCCACCGTCACCGGATAAACCGCGCCCGACGAGGCGACGCCATTAACGATCTGACCAGGCGGAATGGCGAAATCGATGCGCAATCGAAGGTCGCGTCCGGTGACCCGCATGTCGACATAGCCGTCGCTGCGCACCGGCGAAGGAACGGATTGGAGCTCAGGCGTGCCGAGGCTGCGACTGTTGCGGTAGAACAGCGAATAAAGGAGGTTGCTAACCGCGCCCTTGATGTCTGGAAGAAGCTGTTTGACCGTGGTCAACGTGCTCCCAGCCGTGAAGCCCACCATGTACGGCGAGGTGCTCGCGCCATAGCCGAAAACGTTGAGGTCGAACGTCTCGATCCAGGGCAGATCGCAATCGTTGTACTGATTGCCGTACTCGTGCTCGTACGAGACGGTCCCGTTCGCCATGATCGTGTGGCTGGTGTAGCTGGCGGTGATCCCGGCCGAGCGGGCGCATTGCGCCTGACCCCACCAGCCTTCCTTGTAATTATAGATGACGGCGCGGGTATTGAATCCGCTCGGATTGATTTGCGGCCCCTGCGGGAAAAACCACCAAAATTCGTTGAAGTTGGCGACATGCACCGCGCACGCTTGCTCACGAACATTGAGAAGATCAATGTCATCGTCGACCCAGGCGCGGACCATGCACTGGATCGGCAAAACCGAGGTGCCGTCGAAGCTGTAGGGGCCCTGTTGGCTGAACCAGAGCACCATGCTCGAAGTCGTAACCACGCTCTGCGGCGACCACGGCGTGCAACTGTCACCGAGCTCGGTGAAATTGTAGATGAAGGGCGTTCCGAGAAACCTCGAAACGTAGACCTTCTTGCCGGTCCAAAAAATCGTGCCGTTTCGAGTCGCGCACGCGGTGATGATCGGGCTCGAGGGCTCGATATCGATGAAGCCCGCTTGCGTCGTCGTGTCTTCGTAATTCCAGTTCGTGTAGTCCTCTTGCTCGCACCAGGCGAAGCGTCGGAACGAGCCGCCGTCATTTAGCGTGCCGTCGTTGTAGGAGCCGAAAATTTGGACGAAGCGCTCAGGCGTGACGACGAAGCAGCGGCCGTTCGGCACCACGGAGTTGGCGTCTTTCGGCGGCACAACTTGCGCCACCGTGCCAGGCGGATCGGCTGGATTCCAGTAGAGGAGACGCCCATCAGCCGAGGTCATGGCGAGGAGAACCGCGCCGAAATTGCTCAGGCTGTAAGCGTCGGGCACGCGGTCGATCGCCGCATCGGAGCCGATCGAGCGCGGCGTGCCATAGGTGCCGTCGTTGTAGAGCCCGTCGCCATAGCCGCCCTCGCTCGGCGGCGTCGGCGGGATCATGCCGTCGACCGGCGTAATGTCGAGAAGCGCGCCGCCGGTGTCGATGTAGAGGTTCGATTCGCACAAATAAGCTACGTGATAATTCTGGGAAAGATCGTAGAATCCATGGATCGCCTTGCAGCGCGAGGCGAAGGTGTAATTGTATTTCGCCTGGCCGCCGACTGGCGAAAGCTGGCCTTCGACCCAGCGCACCATGTTGGCGGCGGCGTAATTGGTCGAGCTCATCTGCTTCGTCGCCGTCGCGACGACGCCAGGCGGAATGCTCAGCGGTTTGAATTGCGAGCTCATTGATACCGAATGATGAAGTTAATTCCGACAAAGGGCGGCATATTGTTGTGCGCCGCGCCGCCGCCGGCGTTGTAGAGGGAGATGCCGGTCGCGGCGGCGTTGACTCCGACGCCTGGCGCTTGCGTGTCGGTGTTGCCGCCAAGATTCCCGGCCGCATCGGTACTGCCGCCAAGATCGCCAACCGTGCTCGTATTGCCCATGAGAACGTTGCCGCCCGCGCCGCCGGCGATCGCCCCCGGCGTGGTCAGACCGACAACAACCCCGCTATGCGCGTGAGCTCCGGTATGGACGCCGTGCGAATGCCCTCCGGTCGCGATGGCGTGAGCATGGGCGTTCTGAAACGCGCTATGCCCGTGCTCCGGATCATAGACGCTATGCGCATGGACCGGCATTTCGTTGACGCTGAGAACGTGATTCGCCTCGCCTCCGACTGCGCCCAGCGCGGCGGTCGCGCCCGCGCCGAATGGAAAGAAATTGGCGAGAGGGGGTAGATTGAAATTCGGACCTGACCCGCCAAAAGTGTAGCCGATCTCCGCGAACAAAGCCGCGTAAGTCGTGGTGGAGAGCGACGAACCGTCGCAGATCAGCCAATTCGCCGGCGGCGTATTGGTAAACCAAAGCGCGCCCGAGCCGATCGGATTGATACCCTGCTGGTTGGCGAAGACGAGGGCGTCGATGTCGTCCATATCGTCGTTGAGAAAGCCGCCCCAGGTCGTTGGCGAGCCCTGGATTTGCGGCTTGACCCAGCCGTAGTTCTTGGTCGTCGTTTCAACCACGCGCCTATCTCCCCAGGCTTGTTTCGAGATCCATCAGCCGCGCGTCGATGTCCTGCACCTGAGCGTTGACGTCGTGGATGTCGGGCGGCAGCGGCTCTTCCATCGGCGGCGTCGGGATCGCAGGCGGTTCTTTCGGCGCGTTGCCCTCGTCGAGCCACGCCAGATAATCCTGATAATCGACGTTGTCGGGATCGAACGGGATGAACGCGCCATCTTCATCGCGCTGGATCGATCTGTCACTGACTTGGCCCCGCATATGGTCCCAGACTTGCGTATAGGTCATGGTCAAAGCTCCGCGCTCAATTGCAATAGGCCAGTACCTTGATAGACAGTGACCGCACGATTGCTAAATGGGGCTGATGCTGTTGCCTCAAACTCGAGCACATCGACTGAACTTTCGTTTGCGCCAATAGTAGTTAGCCCATAAGGGTTCACACCATCATAAGCAGCGATAGCAAACGGCATCGTAATGGTCGGCGCTGCTCGCATAGTTACTGGGTGACGACAACTTAAGCGACTTAATACCGTTGAGGGTAAGGTTCCAGAAACGAGGCCTTTTAGTGGCGGCACGCCCTGATAATAATACCTTTGGCAATCCGCCAAAGACTTCGCCAGAGACTGCCGATTGAACGGCGTTGCTACTGAGCCGATCTCCAGCTTGACGCCGGTTAAACCATAACTCGCTCCGTTAGTATTGATGATGCTTTGCGCGCCCGTAACGCCATTGAAATTACCCGCAAGCCACGCGCCCGCTGCTGCGCGGCCAGCCGTACCGCATCCAACGTCAAAATAAACAATCACCGACCCAGCATTGCCTTTCATCACCCATGTTCCGGCGATGTCGCCAGGAATAGTGACAGTTAGCTTGGTCCAGGTGCTGGCTGTAGGTAAAGAGTAAGAAAACGGATAGGAGCGTGTCCCAGCATAATTAGTAATAGCACCGCTGAACGATCCCGTTTTGCTGGAATAGGCCCAAAACGACAGCGTCACTGGCTGGGCGCTAGCGCTCCCCCAAGCGAAATCGCTGACCATGTCGGCTTCAATAGATTGATAGAGATAAAACAAATCAGTAGCCAAAGGTGTATATGCCGATGACGATGTGACGTTGAGGCAGTAACCAAAGCCGGTTGGCCCGCCTGCTTGTCCCCACTGAACTTTTCCTGACTGCGTTGCTCCATAAACCCACCGATCAACCGTATAGCCAGCCAACGTTCCCTGCGCGCCGCCGTTCCGCTGGTCGATCCGCATGTCGCCGTTGATGAGCCTGTTGTCGCCATAGCGCACGCCGTCGACATATTGCTTGGTCGCGGCCTGTAAATTGGCGGTCGGATCGGCGGCGAGGACGATAGGGCCGCTCATGTTGCCGCCCGCCAACGGCAGGAAGGCGACGCTCAAGCCGCTCGCGGCCCACTTCACCCCATCCCAAACCCAAGTCACGCCCGCAGCGGTGAACTGCTGGCCGATTGTGGGGCTGGCGGGGAAGTCGATCATGCGTTCAGACTTGCGTATAGGTCATGATCAAAGCTCCGCGCTCAACTGCAAAGAAGAAATTGTAAACGATCCGAGCCCCGCAGCTGCTCCAGTCGCATAGACAGTGACAGCGCCAAGGCTATTTGTTGTAACCGCCGCGCCACTCGCATTGGAGTAGGTCGGCCCCACAAGCGTAATTGTTGGAGCAACTCGCATTGTCACTGGAAAGGTTACGCTTTGACCAAAAGTCAACCCAGCCGTGACATAGGCACTGAGCTGAACTGCCTGAGAGTTGGCGAAATACCTCTGACAATCCGCCATACTCTTAGCGAGCGACTGCCGATTGAACGGCGTTGCTACCGAGCCGATCTCTAGCTTGACGCCGGTCACGTAGAAGGTCGCGCCGTTGGTCGAGACGACGCTGACCGCGCCATTCGCGCCGATGTAATTCGCGCTTGCCCATGCGTTGGCGGGACCGCGATAAGTCGCGCCCGTGCCGAGATCAAAGGTTAATAAAAACCCTGCTCCACTGCCCAACATTGTCCAAGCGCCGCTAGTATCGCCAGGGACAGTAATAATAATCCTCGTCCATGTATTGGCTGTTGGAAGTGAGAAAGTGAAAGGATATGAGCGGGTTGATCCGGCCGGATTATTGCCCAATGCTCCACTGAATGTACCAGTTAAACTGGAATACGCCCAAAAGGACAGCGTCACTGCTTGCGCTTGCAGCGTTCCGAATGCAAAGTCGCTGACAAGATCCGCTTCAATTCGTTGTTGAAAATTGAAACTGTCTCCAGCCACGACCGCATACGCAGACGATGACGTGAAGCAAAGACAATAAGGAAATGGGTTAAGTCCACTGGCGCTAGAACGGCCCCACGTTCCCTTGGCCCCCTGAGTTGCACCATAAAACCAGCGGTCAACGGTATAGGTATTGACCCCCGCCTCGGCCGCGCCGTTCCACCTTTGGTCGATCCGCATGTCGCCGTTGATGAGCCTGTTGTCGCCCATCGGGATCAGCACGGTCGAAATCGTGCCGTCCGCCGCCGCCTTGATCGACGTCCCGTCAACCTTGACCGAGCCCAATACCGTCGTCGAAGCGGGCGGCGGAAGGCTCGCAGCGTTGCTGGCCGGAACCCACTGTGAACTGTTGGCGTCCGAATAATAGACGTACAATTGCCCGCCGACGCTGTCCCACCACAGAGCCCCTACGGAGGGCGCTGAAGGGGGTGTGTCGCTAACCGTGATCGACGCTCCGCCGCCAGCCGCGCTGGCCCAGGAGAGCACGCCTGAGCCATTCGTCGACAAGAATTGACCAGGCGTCCCGCCATAGATCGCGAGATTGTTCGGGCTAGCGAGCGCGAGAAGCCCGTTAACCGCCAAGCCGCCCTGAATGGTGACGCCCGAGCCGTTAAAGACCGTCGAACCGTCCGCACGCGCAATGGAAAGCCAAGTGCCGAGAAACGCGCCGGTGACGCCGTAACCCGCAAGGCTAAAATTCGCCCCAACGTTGTTCGCGCCTTCAGCGGTCCCGTCGCCGAGCGTCAACCCCCAGCGAGCGACGTTAGCGGCCATGCCGAGAATGGTGCGCTGACTGCCGCCGGTGACTGGGGCGTTCAGCACCATCGAATTGCTGCCCTGAACGGTCAAAACCTGATTGACTGTCAAGCTGCCGGTGACCGTGCCGCCCGCAATGGGCAGGTAAGGCCCGCCAGTAACCGGAGTCGTCCAAGTCAGATTGCCGCTGCCGTCCGCTGTCGGCACCTGACCCGCGGGACCATCGCCAATCTGCAACTGCGCCAGCGCGGGGAAATAAGCCGCCGCCGAGCCAAAGAACTGCAGCGCGCCCGACGTCACTGCGCCGCCTGCGCCCAGCGAGACCGCTCCGGTGTAAGTGCCGCCCGACTGCGGAACCACGAGGTTCCAAGCCCCTAAAGCGCGCCCATAAGTCTGGTTGTCAGGCGGCTCCGGAATACCGGTCTCGTGCGCCTCGAGATATTCAAGAGTCACCGCCTCCATCGGCTCGACTGGATCGCGGCTCAGCAGAACCGGATAGTCGAAATAAATCATCGAGGGCGTGATCTCAGCCGCGGTCGAGACAAAAGCGCCCTTGCCGTCGAGTTGATTGATCTGAAAATTCGGCGGACTCGAGCCGTCGTTGAGCGAAACCTGCCAGTACAATGAGCTTACTGTCGCCGGCACGCCGGTGATGGTGATCCCGCTGACGCTGGCCGCGCCGCCAGGCGGCTCGCAGCCACAGCCGTCCTGCCATTCGCCATTGGGCGGCAGACCAGGGGCCCAGTCGTTAGGAACCGTGTCGCCGTTGGGATCGACCCACTGGTTCATCCAAAGCTCCTCACCCGCGATCGCGTGAGCCTCGAGCCGCTCGCCTTCGAGAGGTTGTGCTCGACGTTGAGCTTTTGGATCATGTCTTCTGTGAATTGCTTCGCGTTCGCCGCTTGCGCCTCTTCACCGATCGCGTGCAAGTAGGCGTGCATCATTGCGGCGGAGAGGTAGAGGCTCGGATACTTGGTGTAGACCCAGGAATCGACCGTGTCGGAGAAGACCGGCACCTCGCCAAAATAAAAAATCTGAAACTGAATGCCCTCGACGTCGTCAGGCGTGCCGCCAAAGAAGATCGTCCGCCCCTCGATCGTGTAGTGATTGAGCGCCCATTTGTCGGGCAGCTTCATAAATTCGTCGCGGCTCTTGTAACGAATCGGTTTCCAGCCGCCTGGCACCTGATCGCTCGCCATCTCGACCAGATCGAACTCGAGCCAATCGTCGGGAATCGTCGCGCAGCGCTCAGTCGAGGTGACGATCGCGCTCTTGATCATCCGATTGTGACGGAGCTCCTGGTTTATCTTTTGCTCGGCCATGCGAACGAACGAAGTCACGAGCGTCGGTGACCAGTCTTGCCGATTCGCCCATTCCGCGATCTGGGTTGTGAAATCGGAAAAGTCGGTCATAGCCGATCCATCAGCCAGAGCACGAGGACGATAATGAGCACGACCCCGACGATGCCGATGCCGCCGTTGCCAAAACCGTAGCCTGGCCGCCAAGGCGCACCGGTGTAGAAATGCGGCCCGATTCCGCCCAGCAAGATGATGACGAGAATGACGACGAGGATCAGACCAAGCGGGCTCATTCAGGCGGTCCTCTCGGAGTTCGGCTGAGCCAGTAGGCGACGACCGCGCCGAAAGCGGCGACCAGGCCGCCGATCGCGCCCGAGGTGATTTCGTCGGTTGGAACGGTGAAATAGACGCAGAACGTGACCAGGCTGATGAAGGCCAAGATCACCAAAATCGAAACGGTGAGCGTGCCGCCGGTCTTGTCGAACCGATTGGCCACGATGACCAGAACGATGGTCAGAACGACCGCGATGCTCAGCCCCATCGACGCCGGATAGTCCAACAGCTTCGGCGTTGGCGGCGGAATGACCAGATTGTTGTCGGCCACTCATCCCCTCGCCTTCCACTTCCGATAAGCTGCGTCCATCTTTCGGTCGTACTGGTTCTGAGCGTAGCCGGGACCGTTGTAGCCGCGCGCGAACTGGGCCCAGTTCTTGTTGCGCAGCGGCGCGTCGAGCCGGTTGCCCTTGATGAACTTCACGAAGGCGTCGAGATGCGCCGGCGCTCCGGACCACATGGCGTCAACGAAATCCTGCGAATTGTCGAAGCCGCAGACGGCGTGGTTCTCACCGAGGATCTGAAAGGTGCCCCAGGAGCACGCCTTGTTGGCGGCGTCGGCGTTCAACCGACGTGCATCTTCGTAGCGGTTATGTTGATTAGTCCCAGTAGCGCCGTAGAGCTTCGCGTTCCATCCCGACGAAGACAACGCGACGCCATTGCGATCCTTCGCCGCGGCGTGCGCGCCTTTACTGTGCTTGTGGAAGATATGCGCTTCGTACAAGGCCGCGGGCCGCCCGTCTGGGAGGAAACCGGCACCCGCGGCCTCGACTTCGGCAACGGCGCGGATCGCCGCCACCTCAACGTTGAGCTCCTTCGCGGCGCGCTCAAAGTCCGCATCGGTCAGCGTGGTCTGTTTCTCAGGTGGTTTCTCAGGCGCTTTCGCCATCAGACTCTCCCCTGCCAGACGCGCCACGGCGTCGCCTCGCTCGAGTTGAGCCAGCGGTCGAACCGCTCCGGATCGTCGTAGATTTCGCGCTTGATCAGATCCTCGACGACGATCGCCGGCAGCGTCGCGATCTTCTTGTTCTCGGTCTTGCGCATGGTCTCGCGATCGCGCGCCACGCCGGCGAGGATCTCGTCGAGATATTGCGTCGCGTTGACAACGAGGCGGCCCTCACTGGCGTCGTAGATCGTCTCACGGACGATCCCGTCGCGGACCATGTAGAGCCGCCTCGTTTCCATCGTCTTTACTGGGTTATGCCGTTAAATAGGATATGAGCGAGACTGTTTCTCATCTCCACGCCCCATTCCACGACGATCATGCGGCTCTCAGCGTCACCGATGCGAGCCATCAAGTATTGCCGGAAGCTGCGGAAGAAAGCGACCGCGGCGTAGTCTGGATCGATCAATAGTCCAACGTCTGGCGCAACCCAACGTGAAGGGATGCACTTCACACGACCAAAGTCCGTCGCAATAACGTCAACGGTAGAGACAACTTCCGTCTTGCCGACAAGCACTTGCGTAGTCGAACGGCCGACGAATGTTGAGACTGTTCTCTTGGGCCCAGGCGGCACTACCCAAAGTGTCGGGCTCGCCCCATTCGTGTATGCCTTCTGCATTGCGTCGCCCAACATGTCTTCTGTCAGTTGGACAGCTGTCGGCACGGCGAACGGCAGGTAAGCGGTCGTCGGCAGACCCGTCACCGAGGTGCCAGGCGCGATCGAAGCGGCCGGCGCGTTGGTCTTGTCGGTGGCGCGGCCGAGCCAGTGCGCAAAGCCCTCGCTGACGCGCGCGACCGGCGTGGCGGCGTCGGTGCCGTCGACGCGCGCCTGGCGTGAGCACAGACCCACCTCGATGTCCGACTTCAAAACCTTCGAAGTCATGGCCATTTGGTGCGCCATTTCCGAGCCTTTGCCGGCGGCGTCACTTTCCTCCTGCGAGCCAGAAACCGTAGCGTCGCGTTCGGAAATTTGCGTGACATTGTTTTGACGAATCGTCGGTTGTGCCGGCTGATTGACGAGTTGAAACCCTTCCACCTGTGCATTCGGAGCGCCAGGCGCGCCCGCCGCCGGTGCGCCAGGGATAGCCGGCTGCGCCACGGTGGGCAGGAACTCGGTTTGCCAGTCAAACAGCCGGTTCTTCACGTTACGTCTGCGTATAGCGGACATAACTGGAGTATCGAAGGGATCGATATTGTAGATAGCGTTGCTGAGATCTTCTCTATTACCTACCGCTTGGTAAGTAGTAAAGGCGTTCGTGACTTTCGCCATGGGGTTTTATTCTCCGGATCATCTGAGAAGCCTCTGGAAGTAGCCTACGGCGTCTTCCATCTTTCCTGTGCGGGCTAGTTGCCGCTGGGCTTCATCGATGTTCCGGCGTCCAGCATTCCCAAGGGGCGTAGCGGAACCGGGTACCAATGACTTGCCTTTACCGGGGAGGACCGCTTGGGGTCTTACCGTCATCCCCTGGTCATAGAGCCACGCCTTGAGGAGCACGTTGAGCATCCTCTTGTCGTAGACTCCCGCCACCTCTGGCTCGGTGAAACCTTCGGCTAGCGCAGTCTTGCGCATGCCGCCGATTACTCGCTGCAGTGATGGCTCATCCTTGATCAGTTTCGAATGATCTTGGACGAACTGTGTGAACTGATCGATCGCGTATTTAGCGCTCGCGCGATCGTGCTCTTCGCGCGCATTCTGCAACGCCCAGGCGCGGTTGGCGCGGATCTGATTGAGCTTGGCGTTGTACGCCTGAAGTTCTTTCTGCCAACGCCTCGCCCTAAGCGGATCCTTTTCGTATTCCTTGTCCCAATCTGGCTCAGGCGGCACGAGCGCCTGGAGATCCTGATCGAGGTTGGTCAGTCCTTGGATGTAAATATCGCGCATCTGAGCGACGCGCGCGTTCTCCTGGTCGACCGCTTGCTTGTGCTCGTTGACCTTGTTCAGCCGCGAATGGAACGTCGCCGTCCGAATGTAGCCGTCACGGAGCTCGCCTAGCGATACGGTTTGAGGCTCGCCGTCGACCGTGATTTCGAACTGGGCGTTTTCGAGATCGCCGTCTTCACTCTCTTCATCGCCGGCGGCGTCGGCTTCGGCGTCTTGCGACTCATCATCGGCTCGCAAGTGTCCATCGTCGGCGGCGGCATCATCGCTGACCGGGGCGTCGGGGCTACGTCGTTCGCCACTCTGCCTTTCAGTTTCGGTGGGCGCTTGTCGGGCGCGTGATTGACTTTCGCGGTGCGCCCTCTCGTCAAACCGACCATCGGCTATCTCCCTCTCTCGAGCACGGAGGCGAGGATCGTCTCCCGCGTCGTTCGTGTCTCCCGTCTCCGGATCGCCTTCGATCGTCCGGATCTCGAGAAATGGTTCGGGCTTCTCCGCGACCTGGGCGAAACGGCCGCTCGTATCCCGCGGCGCGGGCGCGCGCGGCGTTCCCTCGCTCTGCGTCTGAGCCGGATCGATCGCGCGCTCAAACGCTTGCGCGGCGCTATCAAGGCCTTCGGGCATTCTTCGCCTGTCTATCCAACGCCATGCTGTAATCGCTCACGAAGCGTTTAATTTCCGCCGGCACCGCGTCGAGCACCTTCAACTTGGCCTTCAGATCGCGTTCCTTGTCGCGCTCGGTCGCGTCCAGCCATTCGCCATACCAACGAATGCGAAGCGCTCGAACCGCGAGCATGAAGACGCCTTTTTCGTTGAGGAGATCGTTCGCCTCGAGGAAAAGCTCGCGCTTCGCTTGCGTGTCGTTCGCCCGCGTGTCGGTCTGTGTCGGATCGATGTTCGGCAAGCCGGTCATCGCCACGTCGCCGCCTTCACCGCCCACATCTGCGCCGTCTGCGCTTCGGTGATCGCGATCGAGTACATGCGCTTGACTTCGGGGTTCGTCGCCGCCTCGCGCAAATCATTGCACGCGTCGATAAAGTTCCCGGCACGCGTTTTAAGCACGTCAACCTCGCCAGACGCGCTCGGATTAAACGTAATTCCAACTGCACGCTCACCAAAAGTAAAATCCCGCTTGTCGTTCACGCTCCGCCTCCCTGCGGTTGCTGTGCGGCCGCTTCGGCCTGGGTGTCCGCGACCGCCTGGTCACTGGCCGCCTGAACGTGCGTCTGATGCACGTCGATCGCGCCGTCGTGCGCGGTCTTGAACATGTCGCTCGCCATCTTGCCGAGCGCCTGGACATGCTGAGCATGCAGCGCGTCAGCCTCGAGTTGAATCTTCGCCTGGTCGTAGAGTGTCTTTTCGCGCAATTGCGCTTGTGCGAGCGCATTGTCTTGGTCTTGCTGCGCTTTCTTGAGGTTTTGATTGCCCAAGGCTTCCGCGGCGTCGGCTTTCACCTTTTGGTACTGGGCTTGGGCCGCCAAGGTCATCGCGTCGGGCTCTTTCGGCGCGCTGAGCATCGCTTGCAGCTGCACCGGATTGGGCATCTTGAAATATCTGTTCACATTTTTAATGTTGGCGATTGCCAACATGTCAGTTTGCGTATTCATCATCTCTTGTAGGCCACAAACAGGGTTGTTGAGGCCCATTTGCGCTACGATCGTTTGCTGATCTGTCTTGATCTGTTGCAATGTCATCAGTCTGACGGTGTCAGAACCTTTGCCGAGGGTTGGGTTGACTTCCACCCCCATCGAGGCGTCGAACGTCGAGGTGTCGTAATCTACCCAGTTGCCGTTGACCTTCAGAGTCCGTTGCTGCGAGGGATTCTCACAGACCTCGTTAAACAAGCCGCTGAACAAATCCTTGAAACCCGTCTCAGCGAGTACGCGCGCGACAAGCTCAGTGCGCTCTTGCTGCCCATTGATTATCGCTTCAACGCCGACCATCGTGGACGATTGAAGTGCTTTCGGGTCGAGGCCCTTTGCCGCATCGGACAACCCAGTACGACGCTGGAGCACGTCGTTCAGGTATTCGATGATTGGCATCGCCGCCTGACCAAGAAACGGGATGTTGTTGAAAGCGACCGCGGCGTTGGGATCCCCACGCGTCCGAATGACCGCGCCTAAGTCGTCGTTCAAAGCGTCGTCGACGTTGGTCGTGAGCTCGTTGATGACGGTTTTCGGGTTGATGCTCTCGGCGGCCGAGTCGAGAATGGCGCGCGAGAGGTTGGTTTTGATCCGCTGAATGTCCATCGTCAGATCCGCGATGGAATCCCCGACGATCGTGTGGCTAATCGGGTCTACGGAAAACAGGGCGAACTTGATCCGGTTCGCCGGCTCGTCCGAAATCAGCGTGGCGTTCTCGCCCATCGTGATGACGTGGCGGAGTTCCGGAAAGCCGTCGCCGTCGTGATCGGCGCGGATGTACCACTCGCCGTACATCACCCCGTCGCCAACCCGGGTCGACATGATCCGGCCAGGATTGCGCAATTGCGGCTCGGTCGTGAACTCCGCGATCGACTGCGATTGCACGTAGTCGAGAAGCATTTCGCGTTGGTAGCCCATCGCGGTGAGCTCATCGATCGGCGCGACGCGTTCATGCCCGACGATCCGGCTTTCCCGAAAAGTTCGCGCATAACGATCGAGCCGCATCTCCTCCGGAGGCACGCCGGTGATGCGGATAATCGGCTTCGCCACCTGGTATTCGATCACCACATGGTCGAAGGCCGGCGGCGCGATCGCGCCGGCGAGGCCAGGCGGCAGGGGCGGCTGGCCTCCAGGCGGGCCAGAAACGGCCCCTGGAGGCGGGGGAGCCCCAGGAGGCTGTGGAGGACCGGGAATTGGCCCAGGCCCGCCCTGAGCCATCTGTGGGCCGCCTGGAGCCATTCCTGGCGGACCTGGTGGAGGCGGCGGCGCAGCTGGCGGCGGCGGAGCCGCGACGCCTGGCGTCGGATTGCCCACCTCGATCAACTTAGCGGTTGGGTCTTCGATCAGAAGCTGTTGAATTTGCTGGGCTGTGATGCCCATGAAGGTCTTCCGACGCATCTCCTTGCGATCGTCGGTCCACCACTTAACAAAACCGGTTTTTACCGTCATTGCGTCTTTAAAGGCACCGTACAAAATGAGAAAACCAGGGTTATCATTCCAAAATGTATAGTTTACATATTGCGTTGCCTGTTGAGCCATGTCGCTTTCAGCGGCGCTTCTTGGAACAAGCTCGATTGGACTTTCATTTGCACCAAATAATCTAATTAAAGACGGCAACATAAGCATAATTGCATCACGAACATCGGTTGAAACGAACGATGATCGATTTGCTGCGTCTTCCTGATCCTTATTGAATTGGTCATAAGTAGCGTTTGGGTCTTGAACGATAGTGGTATCTGACCATGGGTTATCATCAGGGTACAGTGTAGGTAAAAGTCCGTAATAATACTTCTGCGCGTAGTCCCTGTTAGCTGCTAATACCATTCCTTCATAGTCACGAGCATCTTTAATCATCGCGTTCAAGAATTGCTCATAGGACTCCGGATCACCAGGGTCGTATGAACCGGTGTTTAGACTTGAGCTATCCTTGAAAGACGCGAAAATACGTTCCATTTTTGTTATATCTATACCAGACGTCGACTTACCCAAGATCGCCTTGAGCGATCCGAGCGCGCTTGAGGATGAACGTCAGCGTGATTTTCTCGACTAGTTCCCCAACGCAAATGATGGGGCGCAACACAAAGGCCGCCAATGCAGCCATTCGGCGTATTGTGCAAAGCCTGATGCCGCGGCGTCGGAGGCGGTCCGTGAAATTCTTCGCAAACTAACCGTGAAACATACACGGTTCTGCGCGTCCTATCGACCATGCTCCCGATCGTGACTTGCGGACGCAAAACCGGAGCGCCCGCGACGGCACCCGTCCACAGGTAGCATCCAACCTCAGTCAGAGGCTCCCACTTGTCGGCATGACGATCGAGGATGTCCACGCGCCGGCCCCATCCCCCGGCGCGGATTTATCGCGTGTTTCCCGTTGAGGTCAAATCTCTGGCGCAGTCTTGGTAAAGTACTGACAAATCGTGGCAAAAGCGGGAATGGCCCGCGGCCTTCGCCCCGACGTCATCGAGGCGGCCTTGCCGCAAATCGCCTTTTTGTCGCCGGCCCGCCTGGGCGACCAGAACCAACAGGCGCTGCAGCGCGTTTTAGCCCCGGGAATGGCGAAATGGGCCTGGCCAGGATGGGTAAGAACCTGTTCAACCGTCTCACCGGTGAAATGATCGGTGCCTAACATCGAAAACCCCGGCGGGATCGGACGCCATGGCTAGCGGCTCTCTCCGACGTCCGATCCCTATTCCAGCGATCTTGGGGGTAAACGACCGCTAGAACGCGAGACGCGCGCCCCGACGACGCCAACCGGCGAAGCCAAGCGCGGCGAAACCTAGCCCCATCATCACCCAAGTCGAAGATTCCGGAACGCCAGTCGTCAACTGGATCGAGCCGCCAAACGACTGCCGCGGCGCAGTGAAGTCAACGGCGAATTGCGTCTCGTCCGTCGTGAACGCGCCCGTCGCCGCCGAGAACGGCCCAGCCGAGCCGTCCAGCAACGCCGCCGGAAAGGTGTGCGTAGCCAGCAGACCGCCGCCGGCGAACGTCGATTCGATCGTCGGACCCGGATCGTTGGTCAAGCCGTTGACCGTGAACGTCGAGAGCGTGTTTCCGGTGCCGAAAATCGCGCTCTGGATCACATCGACGGTCAGCGTGTGCGAGCCGGTAAAGCCCGCCGCCGCGCTGGCGTCGAGCGTCACGCTCGATAGGTCCGCATTCGGCAAGATCGGAGAGCCCTGCGCGGCGATGGTGATGTTGGCGAAATTGGCGTCGCTGGCGGTGAGCGAAGCCGCGCCCGTGGTGACGCCAGTGATGTTGTCGATCAGCGAGCCGTTGTCGAAGACCTCGATCTGCAGCGTCGCATGCGCCGGCGTTGCGCCGATCGCGGCGAGCAAGGCGGTTGAAAGCACCAATTTATTCATGGGAAAACCCCCGTTAGAGTGTGGGAGGCCTT